TCATGGACGCATTCAAGCATCGTCGACACAGCCGAACGGATCAGGCTCCGCGCCTCCCAATACCAGCCGATCGACATCCGCATCGACGACACCGGCGTAGGCGGAGGCCTCACCGACCTCCTCAAATCATGGCAACTGCCAGCCACCGGCATCAACTACGCCGGAAAGCCGAAAGACCCCCAATACCCCAACATCGCCTCAGAACTATGGTTCGACTTCGCCACCATGCTCCCCCACCTCAGCATCAACCCACAACTCACCGACCTAGCCAAGCTCACCACCGAACTCACCACCCGCAAATGGCAGATAACCAGCCGCAACCAACGGCAAATCGAAAGCAAACAAGACTACAAAAACAGCATGAACCTCGGCAGCCCTGACCTCGCCGACAGCACGCTCCTCGCCTGCTACGAGCCACCGAAACTCCCCTCATGGGACGTCATGGTCTGCTAACCATCCAATAGCCTACAGCCGGTAGAATAGTGCGATAGAAAACACCCCATCGAAACGAGGCAAATTGACTATTCTCAGCAACCTACGCTCAGGCTTCACGAACGCCTTCGGCCGTGCCGACGCACCCCACGCGACCCCGACACCGGCCGGAGGCAACACCTGGCAGACAATCGGCGGCAACAACATCCCAATGCACGACACATACGACAACATCTTCCCCTACGTAAACGCCATCGCACAACGCTTCAGCACCGTCATCCCCTACGCCGTCAGCTCGGACGGCCGTCGCCTCGACCCCGCCCCAGCCGCATTAAGCGCCCTATACGCCCCGAACGACACATACAGCTGCCTCGAATTCCTCAAACTCATCGCCTCCGGAATCCTCACCCAATCCCACATCGACATCCTCATCTGGACAACCGAAGGCCCCGGCGGCAACATCACCCCCGACAACATCACCGGCTACACCCTCCTACCAGCGAACAGCCGCGTATACAACGACACCCACTCCGACTGGTACCACCGCGTAACCATGGACTTCGGCGACGGAACACGCCAATACGAATTCACCCGCAACGAAACCATCTCACTAAGCTACAGCCGCCACCCCAACGACCCCACCCAAGGCATCAGCCCCGCCATGACCATCAAAAAATGGGCCAACGTCGACGACATGATCGCCGACTACGAACGCGGCTTCTTCGGCAACAACGCCGTACCAGCCGGCATGCTCGGCATCGTCTCCGAAAACGCAGAAGACTTCCAACGCAACCGCGCACGCCTCGAAGAAACCTTCCGCGGAGCCGGCAACAACAACGGCATCGTCTACAACATGGTGCCCGTCGACCCCCTAACCCACAAGCCCAGCCAAACCAGCAAACTCGTCTGGGTACCATTCCAAAACTCCAACGACAGCCTCGACCTCCAAACCGTCAGCGACGTCGTCAACAACCGTCTAGCCAACGCGCTCGCCGTCCCCGACATCATCCGAGGCATCGACAACGGCCAAACCTACGCCAACGCCGAAATGGCCGAACGCGCATTCATCGAAAACACCCTCAAACCCCTCTGCATGACAGTCTGGGACAAATGGCAGTTCGAACTCGACCGCATCACCGGCGGCCTCGGCTACGGCATCACATTCACCCTCAACCTCCCCGCACAAACCGAAGTCGAAAGAATACAGGCGGAAACCCAACAAATCCGCGTCAACAACCTCATCCAACTCATAAACATGGGAGCATCGGTCGAAACCGCAGCCGAAGCACTCAACCTCCCCGAAGCATACCGACGACTCGACCTACACCCCACCATCACCACACCACTCATCCCATCCGCAAGGAAAACCACGAAAGCCGCGAAGACGATCGACAACAAACCATCCGAAACCCACCTCCTGACCGCCACACGAGCCTACGTCAACCGCGTCATCCGACTCACACGCCGCTCACAAAACAGTCTCACGGACGACCTCAAAACCATCGGCCAACAATGGATCAACGACGTGGAAGACGACCTCACCACCCACCTCACCGCCTACGCGAAGAAAACCGGCCTGAACCTCGCACAAGTCATCACCGCATGGGCCGAAATCCACCCCGACAGCCCAATCGCAGTCGAAGTGCAAGGCTACACGCAAACCGACTGGCAGAAACTCTACGATTGGGCCAACCTACCAACAAACGTGAAGACAGCATATATTGACCACCTGGAAACAATCGCCAACACGTCCTCCAAAACCATCACCACGAAAACCATCGACATCCTCACCAAAGCCGACCAGGAACAATGGGACGCACGACGATTACAAGACGAGCTCGCACGCTTCGGCAACGAACACGCCGAACTCATCGCCCGATGCGAAACCGTCCAAGCCCAACGACTCGGAAGCCTGTACAGTGCACGCAACATGAGCGAAACACTAGGCATCCGACTGAAGAAAGTATGGCGAACCACCGGAGACGGCAACACATGCGAATTCTGCAAACACATGGAAGGCACCACCATCAACCTTGACGGCTCCTACCTGGCGGAAAACGCGGCCGTCACCATCGGAGACCACACCTACGTCAACAACTTCGAAACCATGGCCACACCGAACGGGCATCCGAACTGCCGATGCTACGAAGACTACGAAGTAATGGAGGACTAGCCATGACATACGACATCCACTGCAGGAAATGCGGACGCTACCTCGGCTCATGCGCACGCGACGCCGACATCACGCTCAAATGCCCCAACTGCAAGAGCCTGGAACAATATCACATCGTGTTATTATGGACTCGATGAACACTAAGCCCCCCAAGGACGTTCACAAATGACACACAACAACCCACCGAAAGGGTGACATGACCACTCGAAAGAGCTTCACCCACACCGGCGGTACCGTTGAAACCAAGGGCCGAACCATCACATTCCTAGCCAATTCCGGCAAAGTAATGTGCAACGGACTCACAGTAGACCTCGACACGCTCAAAACCCCCCTCACAGACGGGACATTGAAACTCGTGTCGGATCTCAACGAATCCGACAGGCTCTCACTCCCCCTACTCATCGACCACACGCCCAGCGTAGAAGCCCAAGCCGGTACGATCACCCGCCTATGGATGACCGACATCGGACTCATGGCCGAAGCCAAACTCAGCGAAGTCGACAACGGGGAACGCATCCGCCAGCTAGCAGCCGACGGATGCCTCACCAACAGTTTCAGCATCACCGTCGAATTCACCAAACAGCCCGGCAAAGACGGCATCATCCACAATGGCGAACTGGTAGAAATCAGCGTCGTCTACCGTGGAGCCGACCCCCGAGCCGCATTCACCTCAATCAACAACCGAAAGGAAAACACCATGGACAACGAACTCATGACGAAGCTCGCTCGCACCGTCGCCCAGTTCAAACTCGACCCGGACGAAGCCGCAACCCTCACCTCCTCCGTCACCGGCATCATGAACGATGCGGTATCCGACATCACGGAAGCAATCGACGATCAGACCGGCACTCAGACCACTCAGGAACAGGCCGCCCCGGAAGAGCCGACCCAGTCCGCCAACAAGCGTCCGCTCGTCATCATCAACAAGAGCAACCGGGCCGCCAAACAGTCCGGCGTCGCATCCTTCTCCCACGACCGCAAGACGTGGCTCGACTCCCCGGACGCCATGGCCTCCTTCGAACGCACCCTCATCAACAATGACAACAAGGGCGTCGAAGCATTCCACAAGGAATGGGCCGACACCGTGTCCCGCAACATGGCCGACACCGCCTCATTCGGCGTAGGCAAGACCGACGTGGACAAGTTCATTCCGACCGAAGCCATCACCACCATCAGCGACGCGCTCAACACGAGAGGCTCCGGACTGTGGAACCTGTTCCGCAAGACCGGCATGGACAGGCTCACCATCGGCGGTAACATTCTCGGCCTGACCGACGCGACCCGCGCCCACGGCTACCCGGTCACCTCCTATGGCACCAAGAAGAAGGAACAGGCCCCGTCCTTTGTTAAGCGCGAACTGACCGCAGACTACACGTACAAGTACATCACCCTCAACAAGGGTGACATCCGTCGTACGCAGAAGCCGGGCGCACTGCTCCGCTACATCCTCTCCGAACTGCCGAACTACATCATCCAGACCATCGAACGTCAGGTCGTACTCGGCGGCTACGAAGACATGGCCCACTTCCGTTCCATCACCACCGACGCGGCCGACAAGGCCTCCGAATGGGCAGGTAACAAGTTCGCACTCACCCACACCCTCACCGAGGACGCGCCGCTCATGGGCTTCGTCAAGGCATCCCACATGGTTCGCGCACAGGGCAACAAGGTACTCGTCTGCAATGCGGACACGGTAGCCGACCTGCTCATGAGCGCCAACGCGAACGGTAACACGTACATCGCTCTCGGCGGTGACGACACGCTCGCCCGTGCGCTCGGCGTCTCCCAGATCATCACCCCGGAATGGTGGACTGCGGAAGACGACAAGACAGTCGCCGGCGTGGTCATGTCCGCATCCCACTACGCGCTCGTCGGCGACACGTCCGTCGAATCGTTCACGAACTTCGCGCTCCAGACAAATACCAATGAATACCTGCAGGAAATCTACGCAGGCGGCGGCCTGGACGCTGAGAAGTCCGCAGTGGTCATCAAGCCGAAGGCCTGATCATGAACGCTGAAATGTACTCACGAATCGGCGGCAAGGCGCTGCCAGCAGATAATCTGGACACGGTCAAGGTCATTAACTTCGTGGACAAGGAAGGGCAGCCAGTAGCCTTCGGCCAGGGCCCCGCAGGCCCCGCAGGCCCCGCAGGCCCCGTAGGCCCCGTAGGCCCCGCAGGCCCCGCAGGCCCCGCAGGCCCCGCAGGCCCCGCAGGCCCCGTAGGCCCCGCAGGCCCCGCAGGCACGATCACCAAAGCCGCCCACGTCGACCCAAACACCGGCTCAGTAGCGGAAATAGTCTCCGCCCTAATAGCCGCAGGACTCATGGAAACCGCCTAACAGCCAGCCAATAAACAACACTAGGCCCTACCGATATAATTAACGGTAGGGCCTAACTGATTCTCCGGAGGAAAAATGATCATCGACGACACCGTACGCACCCAAGTCGGCGACACCGCCTACACGACATGGAAAGACGCCGCACTCGCAGAACTAGCCAACCTGATCTGCATGAACGATTTCGAACAAACCCAAACCAACACGACAGGCACCGTCAGCCAAGACGGCACACACGTCCACCTACCATCATGGTATTCGGAAATATGGTCAGCCAACACGACGACCAACACCCCCATCGACTACAAAGTCACCTACAACAAAAACGACGGACTCTCACCAGCCACCTCATACACGAACACCATAACCCTCACCCACGCCTATCCAGCCGGCACGAAAATCACCGTCAGCGGCAGACACGGATTCAAAAAACTCCCCGCACCACTCGCCAGCATACTCACCGCCATCATCCAAGCCGACCAGACGACAGTCGACCGATCCGACCTCATCACCTCAAAGAAAATCGAAGACGTAAGCGTCTCCTACGCCACCGGCACGCAAACCACCCTCGAACATGCACTCACCCCATACCGCGCACTGATATCCTCCTGGAGCCTCTGCACAACCCGAACCGACACAGGAGGACTCCTCGACATGCCAACCCCCCACCACGACCTGCCCTGGTGGATCAACGAACAAGACCTAGGAGCAGCCAACCATGCCATCCTGTAACCCATTCAAACTCTTCCCCAACCAAACCCAACAAGCCACCCTCTGGAAATACACGGCACCCGGCCTCGACAACATCAAACTCGCCGACCTAAACGTCATCATCAAACACTCCACACAAACCAACCAACCAACCGAATACGCAAGCCGTATCACCAGCCGCCGCTTCCACATCCAACCCGACAACCTCCCCACAAACCTCCACGAAGACATGGAAGCATGGCCAGACCTCATCCTCACCCTCACCAACGGCCGCACCTACCAAGTCGAACAAGCCAGCCGAGGAGACGACATGACCACCGGCACCACCCAATTCATCACCATCACAGCCCACCCCTACGGCAGGAACAGCCTATGAGCTACCAACTCAAAACCACCGCCTCATGGACAAGAAAACTCTCCACCCAACAACTCAACAAAGGCGGCGCACAAATGATGACCGACATCCTCCGAATGGCACGACAAAACGCGCCAGTCAAAACCGGCGCACTCCGCAACAGCGGCCGCTTCCAACAAACCAACACCCTCCACTGGCGCATCACATTCGGCAACAGTCGCGTCCCCTACGCCCGAATCCGCGAACACACCAACCGCCTCCACCCCAACACCACCAGATACCTCGAACGCGCCGCCACCACAGCAAACAACAAAATCAAAACCTACTTCAACATCTAAGGACACCACATGATAGACCTCGCAATATGCATGACCCTCCAAAACGAAAACTACGGCACCTACGGCCAAAACCTCTTCTTCGGCACCAGCCCCATCCTCGACACCGGCACCGTCACCAGCCAACAAGGCATCTGGGTCAACGCCAACACCGTCGACATCAACGGCGACCTCTACACCGACCAAATCACCATCAGCAGCCGATACGACGACGTACTCACCCAAGGCCGCCTCATGCTCCAACTACTCCACTACATCAACAACACACTCCCCCACTACTGCACACTCACATGCCAACCAATCACCAACATCACCTACGAAAGCATCCGCACCCACCCAGCCACAGCCATAGACCTAGACGCCATCGACCACGAAGGCCACTGGGTCAAAAGCATCCGCTTCCAAATCGACTACAAACTCGACCCCACCACACTGTAAAATAGACACAGCCAACAACCCCTCGAAAGGACACAAAAATGGCATCATACCCACTCATCGGCAAAAAAACCGTCTACATCGACGACATGATCATCCCACCCGACTACATCCAAGACGAAGTCGGCACCATCACCCTCACCCCCAGCACCACCGAAATCGCCAGCCAGTCCGGCACCATCAAAGTACCAAACGGCAGCTACGACGAACTCAGCTTCGAACTCAACATCATCTGCCCAAGCGTCCGATTCCTCGGCATGCTATTCCCCGAACTCTACCACAACGCCACATTCAAACGCGTCATCAGCGGCACCATGAGCGAAACCGGCCAAGTCCGATTCGGCGGCAACGAATGCGTCAGCAACACACCACGAGACATCATCATCCACAACGTATGCGACGGCGCATCCAGCGCACAAGACTTCCGCATCCCACAAGCACTCATCAGCGCAGGCGGCGAATTCAAAGTCAGCCTCAGCGACCCATTCGTCGTCACCCTCAGCGGCACCATGGCATCCGGCAGCGAAGGCGCAGTCATCATGGGCGAACTCGACCTGAACACGCCAAGCCACTACGACGAAACCACCGGTTCCATCAAACCAGATGAAAGTAAAATCACTGAACTAAAGGCCATACCGTCCACCATCACCGGCAAAGCAAACGACACGGTAAAAGTCAACGTGACCGCTTTCCCGAACGGCGCAGTCGGCAACATTACCGCCACTCCTGGTCTCGAGGGTACGGTCGAAGCAACGGACAATGGCGACGGCACATGGAACGTCACCCTGAAGAAGACTGGTACCGATACCGTCACGTTCAAATCCGGATCCGTGCAGACTGTCGTCAACGTCAACGTGACAGCCTAGCCAAGAATAAAAAATGCGCCCGTCGTGAAAGAAAGGCAAAGAACACGACGGACGCTGATTCACATGGCTTCCTAAACAAAGGAACCAGTCACCATGATACAACACTATTGACTGGAGTACAAAGCAATGGCTACACCAATCCTTGACATCGATACTCGTAAAAGCTTCCGCACGCTCACCGTCAAACTTGACGGAATCGTCTATACCATGCGGCCTCTCGGTTCGAAAGACCTCCTCACCATCCTTGACAATGCGGAAACGTTAGACAAGCTCACCACCGGCAGAATGACCCGTGAAACCTTGGAAGCCGCGGAAACCATCATCTTCCCGCTCGTCGCCAGCCTCATGACCCCCAGTAACGCGTTCAACGAGTGGATGACCCAAACCAAACAGCGTAGCGACCTCGCCTACTATCGTGCGATGACCGCTCTCTGCAAGCTCATGAGCGAAAACCTCAACATCAGCATCAAAGGTGAATAATCCATGAAATCATGGGATGAGCTCATCACTCCGGAAGAAAAGGAGCGGATGAGCAAATACAAGCGGAAGGAGACAGTCCACAAGACATCTCCCTCCGCTCGCATCCTCGCCGAACTCGGCACATTATACGGGTGGATGGCTGTCCGGGATGCACTCGAAAACAATATTTCACCAAATCTCATGTTCGACCTGGTCAAAGAAGGCCGCCACCAACATAACATTCACCTAGCCGAACAATACCGTATGCTCTTCGAATGTCTTACAGCCGCTTTCAGTAAACACGGCGACCAAAGAATCAGCCGAATACTAGACCAGCTCGGAAAGGAATAAACGATGGCGGATAGCACCCTCACTCTCGACGCTGAAATTAACACTTCCGATTGGGAAGCCGGTGTTAAGACCATACAGTCAGGCAGTCGCCAAATAGAAGCATCGGCACGCCAGGCAGGTGAAGGCATGGACGAAATCGACAAGTCCTCTGCCAAGGCTTCCGGCGGTACCGGTAAATTCGCTGCCATCGCCGGGGCCATGGGTGGTCTCGTGTCTACCGGCGTCAGTATGGCCATAGACGCGATTTCGGATCTTAGCGGCGATATCATCGAAGCTTCAGATTCGGCTCAGAAGTTCGCGAGCACTTTGAGTTTTGCCGGCTTGGACACGGGCACGATCGACCGGCTTACCGCTTCGACTCAGAAGTATGCGGATCAGACTGTGTACGACCTGTCAGACATTCGTAACACGACCGCACAGTTGGCTGCGAACGGTGTCGACGGGTATGCTGAATTGGCGGAAGCCGCCGGTAACCTGAACGCCGTGGCCGGAGGTAACGCGGACACGTTCAGAAGCGTTGGCATGGTGTTGACCCAGACGGCCGGTGCAGGCAAGCTCACTACCGAAAACTGGAACCAGCTGAGTGACGCGATTCCGGGCGCTTCAGGCAAGCTTCAGGAAGCCATGAAGCAGAACGGGGCTTATACGGGTGATTTCCGTGACGCGATGGCCAAGGGTGAGATCACCGCCGAGGAATTCAACAAGGCCGTCATGGATTTGGGTATGACCGACGCGGCGAAGGAAGCAGCGACCAGTACCAGCACTATCGAGGGTGCGATGGGTAATTTGGAAGCGTCCGTCGTGAACGTGGGCGTGCAACTCTTGGACTCGTTCAAAGGCCCGTTGACGGAGGGTATGAGCGTGTTTGCGGAGGGTATCAGTAGCTTGCCTCAAGCGTTTAAGAGCATGATGGGGTCGATCACGCCGACATTGCAACGGTTGGGGAGCGTGTTCCAGTCTTCTTTCGTTCCGGTGGGGCAGGCTATCTCCGGTAAACTGCTCCCGGCCTTGCAGCCTTTCATGCAAGCCTTGCAACATCTTGGCAGTGCGATCATGCCTATTCTGGAGGCCGCTTTCGAAGCTTTAATGCCGGTTCTTGGTTCGCTTGTAACGGCCATCACACAGGTCGGAGGCACTATCATGAGTGCTCTCACACCGGTCATCAATAATCTGGCCATGGTTTTCCAAACAGTCCTACCGGTGATTCAACAGCAATTCCAAGTGTGGGGAACTGAAATCCAGAACATTATCAACGCAGTGTTTCCTTTCATTCAGACGGTGATCACCACGGTAATGACTATTATCAACGGCATCATCACTACCGTATTGGCGGCTTTGCAAGGCAACTGGAATGGTGTTTGGACAGGAATCCAGAACATTGCGGTCAGAGTATGGAATGGTATTCAGAATATTGTGACGGCTGGCGTGAACGCTGTTTCCGGTGTCGTCTCATCCGTCATGAACGCCGTTAGTAGCACATGGTCAGGCTTGTGGAATACGGTGAAAAGCATTGCCGGCAGTGCGTGGAATGGTATCACTAGTGCAGTCCGTAATGGTGTCAACAGTGTGGCGAATACGGTCAATGGTATCGGAGGTAAGATCAGGAGCGCGTTCAGTGGGGCAGGCTCATGGCTCGTCTCGGCTGGCAATAATATCATCCAGGGTTTGATAAACGGTATCAAAGGTGCCATCGGTAATGCGGTTGCAGCGGTCAAGGGTGCTGCTTCCAGTATCGTGAACGCGGCGAAGGGTGCGCTTGGCATTCATTCCCCGTCTCGCGTGTTCCGTGATGAGGTAGGCAGGATGATCCCCGCCGGCTTGGGCAAGGGCGTGGAAGCGAACATGAGTTTGGCTGTGAATCCTGTCCAACGCATGGTTGCGGATATCATGCCGAATAGTCTATTGCGTGGGCCGGCGAGTCTTCCCGTCTCGTCCCCGGTCGTCGCGAATGCGAATGGTGGGACTAGGGTATCGGCTCCGATCACGGTGAACGCGTTGGATCCGATGGCGGCCGCCAGGGAGACGGTACGCATGATTAATTTCGCTTACGTGTGATAGGAGGTAGTCTGAATTCATGAGCATTTTTACTTTGGATTCGCGTGATATCCGATTGACGTTGAATGGTTTCCCCTTGTATGGGGTGGATGATAATGGTTGTGAATGGCATGTGACTTTTCAGGACGTGTCTGGCTTGTTCGACGGTGTGGCGTCCACGTTGAAAACGAGCGAGAAGGCCATGACCGATGGCTGGTATGGTAATCTGCCCCGCTTGCAAGGCCGTACCATCACCATTGAGGGTCATATTATCGGCCGGTGTACGGAGTCGTGTGTCAGCTCGTGGAATGCGTTCAAAAGCGTTCTGGATCCTCTTGGGATGATGCTGGTCGCCCGTTTGGGTGATATCAGCCGTCAAACGCAGGTGTTGCAGTCGACGTCCGCTCCCGTGGTCAAATGGGCTGGGGTGAACATGCTCCGGTTCAGTATTGGATTGACGTCCTTGAGTCCCTACTTGTATGGTTTGGAGCCTGTGTCCGGGTCTTCCAATCTGCCGAAAACGTCGGGTGGTATGGTATTCCCTTACGGGTTCGGGGAGAATGGTGTCTCATTGTCGTCCTGGACGTGGAGTGAGAATGTCGTGTCTGGTTGTGTGAACTTGTCTAACGTGGGTACGGCTCCCAGTCCGGTGGTGATTCGTATCGACGGGCCGGTCGTCAACCCGCAGGTATCGCATGTCGGGAGTGGTCATGTCATTGCTTTTGACATGAGTCTTGGAACAAACCATTATGTGACCGTTAACGGGTTGACGCATGAGATCCTGGTTGACGGTACGGATCCTGCGCGTGGCCGTGTCGTCCGTCGTGAGTGGAGTCAGGCGGAACCCGGGTTGAATGGTTGGGCTTTCAGCGCTGCCGTATATTCGAATACGGCTTGTATGACGGTTTCGTTTTATCCGGCTTACGTGTGAGGGGATTGTCATGGGTTCTTATGGTGAATGGTTTGGATCGTCTTCTTCGTATAATGGCCGTGTCTTGTGGAATACGGCTGGTTTTCAGTTCCTTGCCGTGTCTTTGACTAGTGGGATCGTGTTGGCGGAGTTTCCGGACTTGCAGGTTTCCAAGCTTTCGTATCGTTTCGAGGAGACGACGAGTGAGACGGTGATGCTTCCGTGGCGTAATATTCCGTCCAATTGGGGTGAGGCTACGATCCCGTATGCTGTGGCGATTCTCCTGGTTCGCGGTTCGACGGTGTTATGGGGGGGTATTGTCGTTAAACGTGAACGGACGTTGCAAGGCGAGGGGTTGACGCTCACGTTGGCGACCGTTGAACATTATTTCGATAGCGTGTGTGTGAAGGATCATGTTTATTCCGCTTGGGGGCAGACTTGGATCGTGAAGGATCTCGTGACGTCTACGCTTAAGGATCACCGGTTCGTGTTCGATGTGAAGACGGATCATAGTCTCATTACGCGTGATAGGACGTATACGGAGTCTTCCTATAAGACGTTGTTGAGTGTTCTTCAGGAGTTGTCGAATGTTCAGAACGGCCCGGAATGGTGTACGTCTTGGAAGGCTGATGGGGGTAGGTATGTGCCGGTTGTGACGGTTGCGGATAGGATAGGTTCCGTCACTCCGGTTACGACGTTTGATGAGAGCGTGATGACGTCTTTCAAGGTTTTGGAGGATTATACGGCCGGCTATGGTGCGAACAGTGTCGTAGCGGTCGGAGCTTCGACTGATGAGAATCAGTTGCGTTCCGATGTGATGGTGGCTGATCAGTCTTACCGGCCTGTCGTGGAGCATGTGATCCGGCCGTCGTCGAGTGTTACGCGGAAGGAAACGTTGAACGCTCACGCTTCCTCTTCGTTGCGGCAATTGCAGGATGGTACGAATACTGTTGCCATGACGTTGAGTTTGATGGCCGCTCCGATGATTTACGAGGAGTGGAGGCCTGGGGATACCGTCGCGTGGACTGTTGCCGATGATGCTGGCCGGTTCGCTGGTTTCGCCCGTGGTGAGGCGCGTGTGGTCGGATATGATATTGATTTTAGTGGCGTGTGGACTATCACGCCTGTATTGCAGTAGGAAGGATTGTGATGCAAGGCAAGTTCAGGTTTTCGCTTGATGGGGTAGATGCTACGGCCCGTCAGTTTGCGGAGGCTCGCCGACAGTTGGGGGAGTTGTCGTCGAGTGTCGGTGAGGCTGTTAGCCGATTGGGCGAGCGTATTACCTCCGTTGAGGATGGTCTGGCCTCGTTGGCTACTAAGTCGAGTCAGGCGGATGTTGATGTGGTTGATATGGTGGTTGTGCCTTCCCATGGTGGTACCGGGGTTCGGAACGTGTGTGATAATCCGCTTTCCTTGGCTCCGAGAAGGCCGGTTTATTGTCTTTATGATGGTATGTTGGGGGTTGATTGTTCGTCGGTGTCTTCGGTGGTGGATGCCAGTGATGCTGACGGGTTCATTCCTTTGGATGCTCTCCGTCGGGTGAAATGGAAGGTGTATTTTCTGAAGGATGACCTGAATCTGAGGATTGATGACGCGCAGCCGGTTGTCGGACTGGTAGCTGAGGATTTGGATGGTGCGGGGCTTGGTTTCTTCTGTGAATATGATAATGATGGGAATCCGGTCGGCGTTGACTATTCGAGGTTGAGTGTGGCTGCTTTACGGTTGGCTCAGCAGGTTATGGATGAGGTGGACGGGCTTAGGGCGGAGGTTTCCCGGCTTTCTTCCGTAGTAGGTAAAATGGGTGTGTCCACGTCTAAAGAATTGATTGTGAGGAATGATTCATGACTGATATTGTATTGCATCCTTTGACTGCGTTGAACGGGCTTCCGGCTTATACTGCCGATGATTACCGGCGTGTTGTCAACCCGTTCATGTTTCCGTCTAGCGGTGGTGCCTTTAATTGTGTTAAGGGTGTCCGGGTTGGCAGTCCTAGCCCGTTGGTGACGATCGACGGGTTGACTGTTACCGTTAAGCCTCATTGTGGGACTGTGAGCCCGTGGGCGGAGTCTGGCTCGTACACGTATGCTATTACGGAGCCTATGACGGTGAAGGTGGCTGATTCGACGGGTGATTATAAGATCGTGGTCGCCGTTTATGATCCGAGTTTGTCTCATGGTGAGACTCCTGGCGCGTGGTTGCAGTCGTGGCCGGCCAGTACTCCGGATTCGGAGATCAATGGTTTGGTTGTGGCTAGGGTTACCGCTGGTGTCGTGTCTGATGTGGCTTCGAGGATTTATCCTGATGGCACGGTTGAGGTTCAGAATCAGTCTCAGTTGAATGATGTTTCTAAGGTGGAGGGTCAGGAGGTCGTCGTCAGGGCGAATGGTCACCGGTATCGTCGTATTAAGGGGGTTTGGTGTCCGTTGGACGATATTAGGCTTAACGCGGGTCAGTGGTATAAGGATTGGTCGATATGGTATAAGTGTTCTATGGCCGGCAATATCGTCAGTCTTATGGTCAAGGCGACGAGGGGCCCTGAGTGGAAGGCTGCCGCGTGGTCGAAGAGTCAGATTCTCACGTTTCCGGATTATGTGAAGCCGAACGTGACTGATCTTAACGTTCCGGCGTCCGGTGTTGAATATAGTGGTTTCCAGTTGGATCAGACTGGCTTATATGTGAGGCCTTTCAAGGATATCACGTATGGGAAGGGTGCGTGGTCTTCTGCGACCATTTCGTGGTCGGTCTGATATGCGGAAGCCCCGGTTGATTGGCCGGGGCTTTTTCGTATCGTTTTTTGGTTAGAGTGGGCAGATGCGGGTGCGGAGTTCGTCGGGGAGGCTTGGTTTCGGGTGGCGGGTGAGGAATTCCTTGTCTTCGATGATTTCGCAGAATTGTGCTAGCCAGTGGCCTAGTCTGCGGATGTAGCCGGTTTCCATGTCGTTGATGTGTTGGAGTTCGTCGCGGCTTTCGATGAGTTTGTCGATTTTTTCGTCTTGTGCGTCTATTTGTTTTTTGAGTTCGCCTTGGGCTTCGACGAGGTGTTGGTAGGCGGTGGTGAGGTTGTTGCGTCGGGAGGTGAGCCATGTGATGGTGCTGCCTGCTGCGATGCCGGCGAGTCCGATGAGGGATGTGATTAGTTCGGTCATAAGATTAAGTCTACCGTAGGCTGTTTTTTGATATGCTGGTGGCATGAGTCGTGAAGCTATCGAGGGTATCGTGTTGATACTCTTGTCGTCGTTTCTTATTGGCGTCATGGTGGTGGCTGGCTTTCTGCTTGTCGCTGGTATGCCGTCTTTCGCCCGTTTTCTGTTTACTGTCTGGTATGTTTTGACTGTCTGAAAGGAGACAAAATGTCATATGAATACATTACGAAGTATGATAGTCCGAATTATACGAGTGGTCGCCCGTATGGGATCAAGTATATTGTGATCCACTGGTGGGGTGATCCGAATACGCATCCGACGTTCGAGGGTGTGGTCAATACCTTGTGTAGTAAGGCTCGTGGCGCGTCCGCGCATTATGTGGTCGAGGCTGGCCGTGTGGCTTGCATCGTGGATCCGGATGATCGTGCCTGGCATGCCGGTGATGGTGTCGGCGTCCGTTCGAGGGGCAATGACATGGGTATCGGTATCGAATGCAATCCACGCCAGTCCGATGGTGATTATCTGACGGTCGCGCAGTTGATTCGTGATTTGCGTGCCGAGTATGGTGACCTGCCGTTGATCCGTCACCGGGACTGCTATAACACGCAGTGTCCGGGCTCGTATGATTTGGATCGTTTGGATCGTTTGTCCCGTGGGTTGGTGGCTCCGTCTAATCCGGTGCCTGTCCAGCCGGCTACGCAGTCGGTGACCAGGCTTGAGGTTGATGGGTCTTGGGGGCCGTTGACTATGCGTCGTGCTCAGGAGGTTGCCGGCACGACTGTGGATGGTGTCATGTCCGGGCAGATCCGTTGTTTGGAGAATCGGAATATCGCCTGCTTGGAGGAGGGTGCTTCCGGTAGTGATTGGGTTGAGTGGATGTCGCATCGTTTCGGTATTACGGATAGGCCTCGTAATGCCGGCCCGGAGTTCATTCACCGTTTCCTGATGGAGATGAACGGTTTCCCGGGTGATGGTATTATCAGTCCTGCACCGAGTATGGCCGTGAAGGAGTTCCAGAAGCGGCTTAACGATGGCCGGATTTTCAACTGATTGAAAGGATTGTTTATGGCTAAGCATGCAGTGTTGGCTGATGATGAGCTGACTGGTGAGCCGACGGCTGATACCGCTATTACGAATGAGTGTGCGGATGGTTCGGACAATTATGTGCCTACGTTTGATGCGGAGACGCGTCGTTGGGCGTATTTGGTGTCTGGTCTGGTGGGTATTGCCGGTGCTGTGGCGAGCCTTGTGAGTGCGGTGCCTGGTGTTCCGTCGTGGGTTGCTGTGGTTGGTGGTGCTTGCGCGCTGGCTGGTTCCGGTGTGGCTGGCTTGTTCGGCGTGCATTATGCCGGTGTGAGCCGCTAGTATCCTCTGGTATGTAAAACGCCCCGTGTTCGGCTTGTTCGGCCGTCTGCGGGGCGTTTTTGTATGGTCTGGGGGTTGTTTCAGGTGATTTCAATCCACGTTCTCCGTGAGGAGAGTGACTATGTTTAATATAACATGATACGGCGTGTCGTACGAATGCGGCACGCCGTGTTTTCACTGTCAGTCGAAGACTTCGCGGCCTTCCTTGGTTATCTGCCATCTCCAGCAGGGGCGGCCGTATCGGCTGATGCCGGCCCTGTCGACGCGTTGGACGAGTCCTTTGCGTTCGAGTTCAACCAGGCGGCTTCTCAGGCTTTGCGGCGTGTCCTGGAATCCGATTGCCGTGGCTTTTTCGGTCAACCGTTCCTGTGTCATCGGCTTACTGGCGGTGTAGAGGATCGTGAGCGCATGGAGTTTTGGAATGTCCATTTCATATTCTGCTTTCTGCTTGATGCCGGTACATGGCGGCTATCGTGGTGGCGGTGACCCATCCGGCAAGCCATTTGACGCCGAAGCGGATGTGGTGGATTCGTGCTGTTGCCGCCCATGCCGGCAGTGTCGTATATGGGCTGAGACACCATCCGCAGTAGGCGAGTTCGCCGAGGCTGGAGGTTAGGCTGTCGGTCTTGTTTTCGGTTTTGCCGGTGAGTTTCTTGCGGAGTTTGGAGAAGATGTAGGCCGGGCCTGGGGAGAGTTGGGTTACGGTGGCTGCGTATCCGCCTGTCAGTCCGGCCGTGATGACGGCTGTCCACCATTCAGTCTTCATCGTGGGCCTCCTTGCGGCGTTTGCGGTCGATGTTGCGGAATGCGTTTCGATACATGGTTGTGGCTTTTTCTTCTGCTTCTTCTGGCGTCCAGTCGTTTTTGGTGAGCGCGTATTTTGCCGCGTTTGTCCAGATGGTTTTGCGGAGGCTGCGGTACCATCGGTCGAAGATGTGGAGTGCGGCTTCATGGTGTGCTGTTGGGGTTGTGTCGTCGTCGAGGATTTCGCATACGTTTTCGGCGAAGAATTCTCGCATGTCGTTTACGTGGATGTTGTTGTTCTTGAAGAGGTTGACGATGTCCTGTTCTTGGGGATTGCTGGCGTGCATCATTGTGTTGGGCCTTTCGTTATTTGTCGATGATTTCTGCTGCCGTGTAATGGATTTCTCCGTCGAGCAGTATTAGTGGGTATTTGATTGGTTTGTTTTGGTTTTTGGCGATGGTGCGTATTGCGGTTGCGGTGGGGCTGCCGGATGGGACGACGTGCAGTTGTCGCCACATCCATTGCGCTGCCGTGCGGCATGAGTCCAGGAATTTTGTGGTTTCGGGTTTGCAGGTGGGGCATCCGTCGAAGAGCACGTAGATGTCTTTGCTTTTAAGGAGGGAGTTGATTGTCATTGGAATGATGCTCCTGTTGTTTCGGTGATGGTGTCGATGATGTGTAGGGTGTTGAGTTGTTTGCGTTTGTGGTCGGCGATGAGGGGTTCGATGTCCTTTCTGTGGATTGGGATGATTTGGTGTCGTGCGTCTCCGTATACGCGTGGGTCGTACATGCTGAAGTAGAGGGTTTCTAGTGTGTCGCAGACGACGAAGTATTGGAGTGCTTGTGCCTGGTATGTGTCGGGGATGAAGTCTATGCCGGTGGCTTTGGGGCTTGTGGTTTCCGGTGGGAGGACTTGCGCGGCCATGTCGGCGAGTTTGCTTGGCAGGGTGTGTTGGCGCATGTATTGTAGGTGGATCATCCATGGGATGGCGGCTTGGAGGTGGTAGGCGCTTCCGAGGCTTTTGCATTCGATGGCCCATGTTGGGTTTTCCGATGCTTGGTAGGCGTCTGGGCTGCATGCGATTCGTGGGTCTTCGTCGCTTTCCCAGATGCCGCAGTCGGTGATGCAGTCTTCCTGCTGGTAGCCGAGTTGTTGGAGGGTGAGTGTGATGTTTTCGGGTTCGAGTCTGTGTCCGCGTGCCATGGGGTTTTCTCCGTCTGGTTGTTCGGCCATGGTTTCGGCGAGGAATTTCCAGAAGTCGATGCCGACTTTGAGGCGTTTGTTTTTTGCTTCGGCTTCGAGGATGCGTGTGTCGTAGTCTTGTGCTTTTTGGAAGTGTTCGTCGGATTCCTTTTGTGTTTTCGCGGTTTTTGATTGTTCGAGTGCTTTGTTGCGGGTTTTGATGAGTTTGGTGGTGTCGGTTTGTGAGTAGTGGCTCATGGCTAGGCTGCCGCTTTTGGTGCCGGTGATGCGGCCTAGGCGTTCTTGGAGCCATGCGTTGGTGTCGTGGGCTTGTGATAGGTTGATGATTTTCATTGTCAGTCCTTTCTTGAAGCTGATATCTTTATTATATCTCTCGTATGTGACTGGATGGTGTGAGGCGTGTCGTGTTTTCGATATGAGAAAGACCCCGGTGGTATGCCGGGGTCTTGTGTCACATACTGCTGATGGCGTTCATGAGTTTGGTCATGTCGGCTTGGGTGATTCCCCTCCAGCCTTTGACGGGGCGGTTCAGGGTGCCTGAGATGAATTCGCCGCGTGCTTCGGTTGGGAGGTGGTGTGCGTCCATCGCTTTGACGAGCGTGGCGTATTGGTCGGCTCCTATCGGCTTGTCGGCGGTCTCGTATTGCTGTCGGGCGTAGCTTCCGTCGTCGTCCTTGTCGGGGAAGATGCCGAGGATGGTGGTGAGACTGTAGCGTCGTGCATAGGTGATGGCGCTGCCGACCTGTTGGGGGTCTCCGGTGACGAAGAACGGGTATTCGCATACCGTCATCTGGTCGGTGTCGTCGAAGATGATGGTTTCGATGGTGCCGAGGATCTGGCGTCCTTCTCCCGTACCGTCGAAGGTCACTTTTTGGGTGAATGCGAGTCCGTGCTTGTTGAAGATCGGTTTGATGTTCTTGAGGAGTGTGGCGAGGTTGAGGTATTTGTAGGTGCGGCTTCCGGCGTTGGCGGTTTCGTCGGTGCTGAAGTTAGGTACTTCGTTGAGGACTTCGGCGAATTTGCGGTTGAGGCTGTTGTTTTCCATGGTTGGTTCCTTTTTTGCCTTGTGTTGGATGTCAGTGCTTGTAGATTGGGTAGACGACGGTCATTGGGGTTGATTCGGTGACGTTGTTGTAGATCATTTCGAGGGTTTCCATGCCTCCGATGTTGTATGCCTGTACGTAGAAGTCGATGCGTTCCGGGTTGTTTTTGGCGAGCGCGTAGAGGTAGCATGCCCATTCCGCGCCGTTGTGGGCCCATTCGTAGTCTTCGAAGGTTTGGGAGTAGTCGTCGAGGGTGACGTATTTGTGGTCGCCGACGTGGTAGATGACGCCTTTTGGCGTGTGGTTGGTGTCGTAGTGGCTTTTTTGGTCGAGGCGGACGTCGATGTTGTGCATCATGGTCTGGACTTCGGTTGTGGTGATGGCGTTCATTTTGGTTTCCTTTTCTTATGTGTATGCCAAGCGTATCGCTTGATATGTTTAATATATCACAATGCGGCGTGTGTTTAAAGGTGACACGCCGCAAAGTTGATCGTTGCCTATCGTTTCCTGTAGGAGATGAGTATCGTGAGTGCGAGGATCAATGCCGTGAGGATGTCACTATTCGTGCCCATGCCTTGTCTTTCTCGTACTGTTTGATGACGGCTTCGATCTCCGGTTTGCAGCATTGCGGGATGAGCGGGGCGAATTCGTCGACGGTCAGGCCGTCCTCATGCCATTTGATGATCTGGTTTTTCAGTGTTTTCTTCATCGGTGGTTCTTCCTTACTGCCGAGTAGAATTCGGAGCTTTCCTGGTGGACTCGCCGGACGGTGTTTTCGTCCATGTCGAGGATTTCGGCGGTCTTTTCGACTGACTGGTCGAGGTCGAAGAGGTAGTGTTCGATCAGGAGTCGGTCGAGTGGGATGTCATTCAGTTTGCGCATTGTTTTCTTCTTCCTTCATCATTCGGTTGATTGCTTCGATGACCAGGTGCCAGTCGCTTCGTCCGATGCAATGCCATGCGGCTCTTTCGAGGCCGGTGGTCGATGCGACGAGTTTGCGGATGATGAGGCCGCATCTGCCGGAGGTTTCCGTCTTTTCGTGTCTTATGGCGGCTTTTCGTGCGTACCATCGTGCTTTTTTCAGGTCTTCCGTCGGGTTTCCTTTGTCTTTGTATCGCCATAGGTATTTGATGACGTTGCCGGTGCAGAAGTATTGGCGTTTGGCGAGGAGGATGCATTCGTAGCCGATGTTGCGGCTGGTGTAGTGTGCTGGATGGTCGACGGTGTCGTTCATGCTTGTTCCTTTCGGGTGGTTTCGAGTTTTGCGGCTTTGGCTTTGGCTCGTCGTATGCGTGCTCGTTCTCTTTGTTTGCGTACGTATTCGGCTTTCTGTTCCGTGGTCATGGCGTGGTATCGGGCTCTCTGTTTGGCGAGCATTGTTTCCCTCCATTCGGGGTCGGTGTGGTATCGGGCTCGGGCGGCTTCGCGTTTCTTTTTTAATGTTTTTGGTTTGCTGTGGTATTCTCTCTGTTTTTCCGCGTAGTGTTCGGCGTGTGTTTCCCTCCATTTCCTGTTGGCTTCGGCGCGTTCCTCTTTGTGGCGGTGGTAGTAGCGGTAGTCGCTGATCTTGCGTCGTTCGTTGGCTGATGGCTGGCTGTTGCGCATTTCGTTGATCCAGTCCATCAGGTTTTGGTCGTTGAAGTCGATTTCGATTGGTTCCTGTGTTTTCTTTCTTCCCATTTTTGTCCTTAGAGGCAGATTTCGATGAGGTTGGCTAGTTCTTCTGGGGTGATGGTTGTGGCGGCCTTGTCGAATAGGGTGCCGTTTGCGATCGTGGTTCCTGTCTCGTCGTACAAGACCATGTCGATCAGGTTGTCTTCGACTGGGGTGAGGTGGAGTTTCCTGTCTGATCCGTGTTTGGTGATTTCGCAGGTGGTGCCGTATTCGTCGAGGTTGACGACGGTTGTCTTGTAGTTTGTCCCGGTGGCGTTTAGGGCGTTGGAGATGTTAAGGGCGAGTGCGTTGGTTTCGATGCTCATTTTTGTTCCTTTCTTGGGTGTTCAGAAGAGTTTCTTGATGTCGTTTACGATGTCTGCCGGGGTGGTGGTGGGGAGTGCGGTGTCCCAGCTGATGCCTTCGCAGATGGGATCGTCGTCGGTTTCGTTGTCGTAGGATGCTGCGTTGAAGATTCCCGGTTCGGTTTCATCTTCTGCGATGTAAACGATGATGTCGGAGTTTTCCTTGGTGATTTCGATGGTGTCCGTGTTCCTGTGGATGTGTTCGCAGTATTCGTGGGGGAGGGTTGCGGTGAGGAATTGGAACATGTCTTCGGCGTCGTTGATGGTGATCATTTCAGGTTTTCCTTTCGAGTGTTTTCCTTGCCTGATATCTGACACTATACCCACAATCGTGATGTGACACGCCGATGGGCAAGGAAAAAGGCGGCACGCTTTCATACGTGTCGCCTTGATATGGTCAGAGGCCGAGAAGTGATTTGGCGCTCGCCATCTTGTCTCGCATCTTCTTGTTTCGCCTGTCGGCCCCGTTGACTTCGAGGAAGATGCACATTTCCTTGAGGCGGCTGAAGACGCGTTGACGGCGGATGTCGGACGGGTCGGCAAGATCTTTCAGGGGGAGGTTGGTGGTGACGATGAGTGGCAGTCCTGCACGGTAGCGTGCGTCGACGACGTTCATCACTTTCTCCCACGTGAATTCCGTGTCCCGTTCCGCTCCTAGATCGTCGATGATGAGGAGGTCGAAGCGGTTGAGGTCGTCGAGGTATTTCTGGTCTCCACCGAATTTTTCGCTTATACGGCTGATGATACGGCTGAAATTGGTCATCAGGCATGGAGTGCCTTGGCTGATGAGCTCGTTGGCGATGGCTGCTGCGAGGAAGCTTTTGCCGGTTCCTACCGGGCCGCAGAGGAGCAGTCCGGTGCCTTGTTTGCGCATGGTGTCGAAGTTTGCGACGTATCTGCGTGCGATGCTTTCGTTTCGTTGGTCGGTGTGGTCGGATTTCGTGAAAGTCCATTCGCGCATTTCCGCGTCGGGGAAGCCGGTGCGTCGCATGCTGTCGAGGTATTGCATGCGGTCGCGTTTGCGTTTTTCTTCGGCTTCTTTGGCGTTTTGTGCGACGCTGCATTCGCATGCGCAGCGGACGGTTCGTGTGGTTCCGTCTTTGCCGGTCAGGACGCATTCCTTTTGGGTGTGGCATTTGCCGCATATGAGGAGGCCGTCTTCGTTGCGGTAGTCTCCTTCGGCTTCGGAGTATTGGCGGGAAACGCGTGCGCCGATGGTGCCGATGATGTCGATGTCCATTGTGGGCCTTTCTGTTGTTTTATTACAATCGTACATCGCGTGCTGCTGGCGTTGTGTTCCCGGCGTGTCGTGGTGTTAGAATACGTAGTTCTTGATGAAGTCTTCGACTTCCTCGTCGTGTTGGCGTTGTTCTTCCGGCGTGCGGGGCCACTGCGACTGCTGTGGCTTCTGCTGTGGCTTCTGGTATCCGGTGCGCTTGTAGTTTTCGATGGGGAAGAAGGAGCTCCAGCCGCGGCAGATGACTTCGTTGAGGTAGTCGTTGACGCTCATGTGGCTTTCCTGTGCGCAGTTATCGAGTTTGTCGATGTTGCCTCGGATGGCTCGATCGGTCATTGCGGAGCGCTTGGCCTTGCGGTTCTGGAGCCATGCTCCGAGTAGATCCTTGGTCGTCGGGTCGTTGGTGTAGGCGTCGATGATAGCGTCGAAGCTTTGGGCTTTGCGGGTCTTTTTTGGTTGTGGTTTTGGTTCCGGTTCGGCGATGGGCGGCTGGAATTGTTCCGGTGTTGCGTTCGTGGTGTTGGCCCATGGATCCTGTGCCGTGGTCGGGGCTTGGATGGGGTTTTCGGTGGTGGTTTCTTCCGGGTCGGGTTCGTCTGAGTGGACGTTGACGTCGAGCATCGCTTCTGCTTTTGCCGTCAGCGTATACCATGTGGTGCGATCGTATGCGGACTTGTTGTAGTTGCCTGTGAGGATGAGTCCGTTGTCCTTGAGTTTCTTGATGGCGGTGCGAATGACGTTGACCGTCATGTATGGGAAGAGCTCTCCGAATGCCTTGGTGCTGTTGAAAGTCCAGTAGTGGCCGTCGTGGAGGTTCGTGTGGTTGGCCGCGTTGTGTTCGCACCAGTAAGAGATGTTCTCTAGGAGGATTGCGGCGTTGGTGCCGACGAGCTGTGCGACTCCGATGTCGAGGATGTGCTTCTTCATAGTGTTTTTGTCCTTTGTTTAAAGTGAATCCCACCGACTGTCACCGTCTCCTACCCCGGTGGCAATCAATGGGATTCGTACCATGCAAGTTATGCTCTCCACATGAGTGGTAGGAGCCTCACATGGTGTATGTCTCTAGTATAACACGTTTTTTAGACGACACGCCGACTTACTCGGTTTATCGTATACCAGCTGAGGTTGCCGTGATGAACCATTCTGAGCAGACCCTGATCCTCAAGCTTTTCGAGAGCCTTGGAGACGATGACTTCGGGCAGTTCCGGAAACATCCGGGGGAAATCCTCGTAGGGCATCCGAACCCAATAACGGCCGGCGTGGAAATGCCTCTGCCGCTTCCTCTGTTTCCGGTAGAAGTCGTAGAGCTGAGCGTAGACGGCTGCCGCGGAGAATCCCAGTCTCTTGACCAGTTTGGTCATATGCTGAAGATCGTTCAAGATCAATCCTCCCCCTCGATGAACGAGCTGAAGAGACTCCGATTGTAGAGGATGCCTCCAAGCTTCGACAATGCGGTCACCGGATTATCGTACTTCCTGCATGCGGCATCCCAAGCCTCGAGGACTTCCTCATCGCCGAACTTCAAGCATAGGCCCGAGAAGAACTTGCGGGACTTCTGTTCGCCTTCCTCGCTGAAGTGGACGCCGTACCGTTCGACGAGACTGTTTCCGATAGTGTCATAAACGCTCATTATGTGCTCCTTTCTTGCTAATGCGTTACCTCAAGCATACCACGAAGCATCGAAAAGCATCGAAGAGGCAAGGGGTAGACACCCACCATCCATCTACATCCTCACCTCACTCACGTACCCAACCCTCACTCACTCGCCTGACTCTCACCCACGTTCACCCCGGCCACCGCCATGCCCTGTTTCTTGAGGGAGGGAGCGAGCTTCGGTGGAGAGAGTAAGCCTTAAGAGCTGAAAAATTTAAGTGCTTTTTCAGGTTAAGGCTGATGACTGTTTCCGTCGGTCGGTCGGTCGTACGGCGTCGGTCATAAGAGTGATGCATTACTGTCACTGGTGCGGCATACCCCAACAGATCGCGCTACATCTTTTTGCTTTGGATGTGATGGTGTCGGCACCCCGGTTATTCCACCATCGTCTGAAGGGTCGGTTGAACTAGCACCTCTAACGTGTGTATCGGCGAGTGTGAGTCGCCGCCCCGTTCTCCGAGCTTGGGGTATTGCTAGGAAGTTGTTGTGCCTCCGCACCCAAGTATGTGATATACTTGGCCTTGTTTTTTGCTATAACCCCATCATAGCACACTCCGGCTGTGATGGGGATTTTTTTATGCCATCAACGTATCCACGGCATTCCTCTCCCGCGCTTTTCACCGCACATGCCTCCAGAACGCACGTAAAGGCCCCCCAAACCGATTTACACGCAAAACCCGATAACTCGTCAGGACTCACCCACGATAGCCCGTCAGAAAAGCCTTTACGCACGAAAACGACGTTCCAGCCCAAACAAGCACCGAAAAGCATCGAGAACGCCAAACCGTAAGAGAACCACCCAAGCCAAGCACAGGCCGACTCTCCTCCATGCCCTAACCAGATCGAACATCGAGACCAAGGCACGAAGTGCAGCATCGAGACCAAGCCCGTATCCTCCTCGATGCCCAGAGCCATGGAAGAAGCATGGAAGACATCAGGTCGGATCCCATGGCTCCATGCCTCAGCCACCGAAGACATCGAGGCTAGGCTCCGATCGGTCAGGACTCCCGATCCCCTTGGGTTGGGATTGGTTCCCCTCCGGGACACCGAGGCGCGCAAGCGCCCTTACTTGTTTAGGGGAGTGTTTACAACTGCCGGTTACAACTGGGGTTACATCTGGTATAGGTTCGCGTTTCCACCCAAATTCATTTTAATCTTCACCCAAATTCATTTTAATCTTCACCCAAATTCATTTGGGTTTATTCTCAAATGGATTTCAGTCCTACCTCAAAGGGGTGTGGGCGTCTGGGCCGCGGAATTCCAACGAAAAATGCCTATCCATGTCGAGCATCGAGACCAAGCCCGTATCCTCCTCGATGCTTCCGAGCTTCTCCCCATGGCTCCATGCCTCAGCCACCGAAGACATCGAGGCTAGGCTCCGATCGGTCAGGACTCCCGATCCCCTTGGGTTGGGATTGGTTCCCCACGGACACGCACGCGGCTCCCTGCGGGAGCCGTATATGTGTAGTGGAAGGGTTATCTAATAGAAGGGTTATCTAGTAGAAGGGTCTTTGCTTGATACCCAGGTATCAAAGGGGTCAATACCTAGATACTGAAGGTAATCGGTTTATTCCGCCTTTCATCGCGTCTGGGTTGACTGAACAAACAAGGCCCCGGCCAGTCCGGGAATCTCTTCCCAAACCCAACCGGGGCCATGCCTATTCCTAAGCCGTCACGTCTCCCTGACGCTCATGCCATACCGTCGTGCGAAGAGCTTGCTCTTAAGCCGGTACACGTCCGTTCTCATGCCCTTGACGTCCTCGACGACCTCCTTGCCCGTCTCCTTGTCCACGTAGACGAAATCCGCTACGTAATAGACAGGCCGGTAATGTCTGCCATCCACGTCGAAGGCTGGCACGAGCTCATAACGCACCTGTCGGCGCAGACCTTCGATGGATCCGTCCTCCTCCATGCCCTTCAGGACGAGATACCTGTCGGCCTCCTTCCGCGAGTCGAAGGTGATGCCATCGACAGTCGTCTTATGGGCGTGGTATTTGCTCCGTCCGTTCCACATGGCTTACCGTCCGGTGCTTCCGAAACCGTTGTCGCCACGCTCCGTCGCATTGAACGAGGAAACCTGCTCCAACGGCTCATAGACCACCGGGATCACGACCAGCTGGGTGACCTTGTCACCCGCCTCGAACCCGTAGTCATCACCGCCATGGTTGTAAAGCTTGACCACGATACTTCCCGTGTATTCCTCGTCGATGAGCCCGGTGCTCGTGATGTCGTGCCTGACGTTGAGTCCGCTCTTGCTGACGAGCAGTCCGGCGCACCCGGTCGGCAATGCCACATGCACGCCCGTATCAACTATCGCGCTCCCGTACGCCGGCACCGTCACGGCCTTCGGCGTATGCAAGTCCAGTCCGGCATCGGTGCTGTGGCCTCGTGACGGCATGTATGCTCCGTCATCCAACATGATTTCCATGGTGTTCTCCTTGTGCTATCATTAGTGACGTCGGTAAGTTTTTTGGTTTCCCTTTCCGACTGCCTTTCATTGGATAAAATAATACCCACCCAGTTGACTGCCCGGGTGGGTATTATTTTTAGTGCTTGCGTCAGTGCTTGCTGTAGCCGCCGCTCAGCATCTTGACGAGCCAGTAGAAGAAGTAGATGCCGCCAGTGAGTAAGCTGTACACGCACACCTTGATGAATCCTGGGGCCTTCTTCTTGCCGCTGTCGTCAGGCTGGGCCGGCGTCACGTTGTTGATGATGATCGGCTGCGGGGCGGCCTGCGGCTGGACGTTCTCGTTGTTGTTGCCGTTGTTGTTCTGTTCACACATTTTCGGTGTCCTTTCTGTTCGAGTGGATTATGTTATCCAACGTTGTGTGATATCTAAACTATAGCATGATGATCATACGACACGCCGAACGGACGACAAGCCACCGCACACGCCGATTGCAATCCAATGGAAACGACGCTATACTGATGCTTACCTTCATTGTGTACTGTCTTACCTCAGACAAGTGCTCAACCGGTTTCTCCACCCCTTTCCTCCGGTTGAGCATTTTTTTATGCCCAAAACTCCGACTCACATCATTATCACCGGTAACGCACCGACGTGAAATAGGTTGTAAGAATACCTGACGCGTTATATAATAAGATGTATGAACGCTAAAACATATACCGCAACAGTCCCCGAATACGCTTCCCGCTGGAAGCTCAACATTCAGACCGTCCGCCGCTTCATCCGCGAAGGACGACTCCACGCAGTCAAGGTCGGCAGATGCTACTTCCTCGACCCGGACGTGATCCCCGACAAGGACAACACCGAAGCCGACAAATAAAACACAACCCACCACACGAGGGGCCGGCAAACCACCGGCCCCTCAACAAATAATCCATAACCGATCAAGGAAAAGGAAACCAAAATGAATACCGAAATCCAAACATTCAACTTCAACAGCGCCCCAGTGCGCACCCTGACCGACGAGAACGGTGACCCGTGGTTCGTCACCAAAGACGTATGCAACATCCTTGGACTTAACAACGTAGGCCAAGCGTTGGCACGCCTCGACGACGACGAGAAGAGTTCCATCACTTTTAAAGATGGAACCCCCGGAAACCCAAACAAGGCAATTGTTTCTGAATCCGGCCTCTACTCTCTCACCCTCGCATCACGCAAACCGGAAGCCCACGAGTTCAAACGCTGGGTAACCCACGAGGTGCTGCCTCAGATCCGCAGAACTGGCGGATACATTCCCACCACAGCCGTGGACGATGACATGACCATCCTCGCGAAGGCCGTGCTCGTCGCACAGAAGACCATCGAACTCAAGAACCAACAGCTCCAAGCCAAAGACACGCAAATCAAGGAGCTGGAACCAAAAGCGCAAGCCCTTGACGCTTTTACCGACGTGGAAGACCGACTTCTCGTCCGCGACGCCGCCAAGATCCTCTCCAACTCCGGCACCATCATCACCGAAAAGCAGTTGCGCGAATGGATGGCAGCCAACGACTGGATCTACAAGCACAATGGTTCGTGGCAAGCCACCGCAAGACACTGCACGGCCGGCCACCTCGTAATGGTCATGTCCACAAAGCACGGCACCAAGCCCAACGGCACGAAATTCGCTTTCCCACCCACCGTACGAATCACCCGCAAAGGCCTGGCCCTGCTACACGCACGACTCGGCGAAACCCGCCTGAACGAAACGCTCGAAACAACCACCCACTAACCAAAAGAAAAGGAAACAAAATGAACACCGAAATCCAACCATTCGAATTCGAAAACAACCAGGTCAGGGCACTGGCCGATGGCGACGAAGTAATGTTCGTCGCATCCGACATCGCCAAGATTCTCGGATACCGCGACGCGGCCAACCTCACACGCACCCTTGACGACGACGAAAAAGGTACTCATGAAGTGAGTACCCCCCGTGGTGGTATGCAAACCATGACTGTCCTCGCCGAGTCCGGCCTTTACCGCGCAATCCTTAATCGTGAAATCGCCTACGTGAAAGAGCCGGAATCACAGGCATTCGTGAAGCGCTTCCAGCGTTGGGTCACCCATGAGGTGCTCCCATCCATCCGCAAGCATGGTATCTACGCTACCGAAACCACCATCGACCAGATCCTAACCGACCCGGATTTCGGCATCAGACTGCTCACCAACCTGAAAGAAGAACGAGCCAAACGAATCGAAGCCGAAAACCAAGTCAAGGAGCTGGAACCAAAAGCGAAAGCATTGGATGACTTCACCGACGTGCCCGACACCCTACTAGTCAGGGACGCCGCGAAACTGCTCTCGAACGCCGGCACGCCCATCGGCGAGAAGGAACTGCGAGAATGGCTCAGCCAGCACGATTGGATCTACCGGCATGCCGGCACATGGTGGGCAGCCTCGGAACGCGTGAAAGCCGGACACCTGGTCATGGTAGAGTCAAGATCGTACGGACAACATAGGGACGGCACGAAATTCGCTTTCCCACCCACCGTACGAATCACCCGCAAAGGCCTGGCCCTGCTACACGCACGACTCGGCGAAACCCGCCTAACCAAAACGCTCGAAACAACCACCCACTAACCAAAAGAAAAGGAAACACCAATGAACGACCCACACATCATCCTCCCCTCAGCCCGACTCGTAGCTGACCCGGAACAGAAGCAAACCAAGAACGGCACCCCATACCTCCTCATCCGCGTAGCCGCAAACGGCAGCCACAAAGACAAGCAGACCGGACAATGGGTCGACCACGACACGATGTTCGCCACGATCTTCGAATACGACCAGCGTCTCGCCGCCACCTACATCCAGAACCTCCACAAAGGCACTCCAGTACGCGTCGAAGGCGACCTGAAATGGCAGGCCGGCACCGACCGCAACGGCCAACCCCGCACCGACTTCACCATCAACTACGCGACCATCAACCTAATCCTCAAGAAAGCCAAAACCCAACAGTCCACACCACAGCAGCCGACACCGCAACAGCAGGCCGCCAACTGGGGCAACACCAACCAGCCCGACCCGTACGCACAGTTCCCCGCCGTCGACGAATGGTGAAAGGAAACACGATGAACCCCAAGAAACATCCAATCAGCTACAAGATAGGCACCATCGCCGCCTACACCCTCATCACAGCCGTGACAATCCTCGGCGTAACAGGCACAATAGCCATCATGAAACTCCTGATCGCCTTCATCCTCAGCTAAACCACAGCCCCACAAACAACGTGGGGCTTTTCCATATTTGGATATAATCAGCAATATGACAGAAGCAGTAGTACGAGACGCACACGGCCGCATCGTCAGCGGAGCATGCAACCCGACCGGCAAAGGCGGATTCCAAGACCGACCACAAGACCGAGGCTCATGGACTAAAGACACCAGCCCCACCCGGTGGATCCGAGAATTCAGCAAGCTCACCGCCGAAGAATTCAACGAAAAAACAAAGGATCCGAACCTTACCATGGTTCAACGCATCGCCATCAAACACATCCTCAACGCATCCAAGGATTCAAAGGTCGCGGCCGACTACATCGACCGACTCGACGGCAAGGCCCGTCAGTCCACCGACATATCAGTCACCGGCTACGAGCCTCCCCACATCACGCTCGAAGTCTTCGACGACAACCCTGGAAACGACAAAGACAGCCAGTAAAAACACCTAGACTGGACACATGCAGATAGCAAGACCATACCGTGATTTATGGTGGTGGCTCCATACGGAGACGCCACCATATCGTTATTACTGCTATTCCGGCGGTCGAGCTTCCGGCAAAAGCACCGCCGTCGCACAAAGCCTCATACTCCGTGCCGCCAGCCAGCCAATCACCGTCCTCTGCGCGCGAGAATACCAAAATTCCATTTCCGACTCCGTGCACAAGCTTCTTGTCGGCACCATCCGTAAATTCGGATTGCAAGGCTTTGAAATCACCCGCGACGGCATCAGCCACATCAACGGCAGCACTTTCATCTTCCGCGGCCTGCACAACAATTTCGAAAGCATCAAAAGCATCGAAGGCATCGACGTCTGCTGGGTCGAGGAAGCACAGACAGTCGGCAAGGAAAGCCTGACCACGCTCATCCCGACCATCCGCAAAGCCAATTCCACACTGATCTTCACATGGAACCCCCGTACGAGCCACGACACCGTCTGGAACTATTTCATCTCCTCGGACTCAAAGGAACGTCACAAGCAGACCTGTCACTGGCATACAACATTCAAGGACGTGGAAAGACTCCTCAGCCCGGACGTACTCGCCATGATCGAAGCCGACCGGAACTCCGCAGACTTCGGCCACATCTGGCTAGGACTCCCCTACTCGGACACCGACAATCAGCTCATCAGCGACAGCATGCTCAACGAAGCCATCCACCGCACCCCAGAGGACGGCCCGGTCACCTTCGGCATCGACGTGGCCCGATACGGCAACGACCGCACCGCACTCACCATCAAAAAAGGCAACCATATCGAAACACTCGAATCATGGACGCATTCAAGCATCGTCGACACAGCCGAACGGATCAGGCTCCGCGCCTCCCAATACCAGCCGATCGACATCCGCATCGACGACACCGGCGTAGGCGGAGGCCTCACCGACCTCCTCAAATCATGGCAACTGCCA